TTAACATCATCTCCATATGTCATTAGAGCACAGACGTCTCGAAACTTAATCTTACTATCAACTCCACGCAAGTTATAAAATGCACTCCTAAATAATAAGGAGTTAACTACAGAATTGATATAAACGGTGAGATTTTGTCCCGAGGGATTAGATCCGATATGTTGAATGAGATCGCCATTATATGCCATAACTGGATAGCAAATATCTGTTGCAATTCCAGTCATAATGGTTATATCGCGATCTGAATAGCCACAAATGCGCGCAATATCAATGAGAATGCGAAATGCTGCAAACATGACTTGTGCGGGCATGCGTAAATCGTACTTGGAATAATCCCCTGCCAATATTCGATCTGCTCCATACTTCTTCATGTGCTCGGATAGATGCGACCAGTCAGGTCCTTGGCAATTCACACCAACTGCACACTCCGAAAGAGCTGGAAACAGAGATAATATTCGAGCAATGGGTAAGAAGTATTTTCGCGTCATCATTTGCAACACGATAGGTGCTGCCTGAAAAACGCGTACCTTATCCTTACTTCTCTTGGTAGGTTCATCCTTGAGGCAAGCCTTGAACGCAGGATAATATCTCTCGCCATTCAAGTATGCCTCTTCAGCCTTTTCGAATTCTTGCCAAAACATATCATCCAATTCAGCAGGACAATTAAATTCCTGAAAGATTTCGGGATCCAAATATGTTAAATAGGCTCTCTTTGGGCCTGACAATGGATAGCCTACGGATGTATTGGGCGGCATCTTATCAACAAATTTCTTTCCATCGATACCACATACCGTTTCCATTCGAGTAAGAGGTCTAGTATTTGTGCGCAACGCATGATACTCCTTCAATAGCTTTTCGAATGGTTCCAAATAATCCTCACATGCTCGTACCAACAAATTGCCCTCCAATCCATGAGATGGTTGACATGAATGCTGTAATGATGCATGCCAGGGATCTCCTTTGCGAAACTTAGGTGGTCCCCACTTATTAGCAATGCCACAAACGGTTTCAACATGCTTAGATATACACGATGTTACTACGTCCGAGTAGTAAGACACCCTGCCTAAACATGTTCCAAAAACTTCAATATTGGGGCAAATACCTTCTAAAATGGGTAGTTGGCGTACGGGAGATTTCTCATGGATCTCAGTAGATGTCATAAATTGAACTCCATACTTTTCAGTCTCCATAGTTCCCGCACTTGCCGATATTAACACCGAGGGGATTGAGGCTAGCTTTGATATAGCTGCGTCTATCTGATGACGCAGGATAGTGCCACCACAACCGCTCGGAGTGTCCTCGATACCTCCTAAATGAAATGCTGCAATATAGGGTGATTTGGTTTCACTAACCAATGGAGCCATACACATCCCAACTATCGTATTGAAGTTAAGAGTGTAATACCCCCCAGGGAAACTCATGTGCCCGTTAGTTGCTTGACAATGTTTGATAGCAGTCGGCGACGTTTTTACAATACCGCGATGATCTTTCCAAATGAATTCAGCGGCATTGTTCTTACCTACCGGCATAGCTTGAGGGAAGAAATCACGTAGATCCCTCCAAGATCCACCGTTTGCTATCCAGACTAAAGAAGCATCCATCCCGGGTATATCAACCGAATGCTTGCGTGATACATAACTTTTGAAATTTCCGCCTATGGATGTGCGATCATGTCGTGTGAATTCACACAACATTTCATCAGCAATCCAAGTGTGATGGGGAATTAACATAATGTTAGAACACACAAAAAACGCATCAGTTCCATAGAATTTGCCATTGACGGATGTGCTCATAAATGTCAAGTTGTTGCGTACCATGTTCTTTAGATCGCTGCTAGTAGTAGTCTTGCTGCGATGTGAGACAGGAACGGTTGTTACATGCAGGTTAGCCCAGTTCATCTCTTCTTTGATTTTCTCTGTTATATCGTTGCGATCTCGTTCCTCAATCTCTCGTTGTGTAGGGTGCATCATACCTTGTGCTCCAAATACCATCTTTGCGGCGCGATAACTTCGGCACATCATATATGCCGTTGCTAGTAACGCGCTACCAGCAAGAATGTACTTTATCTTTGTAGACATTTCGATACGATGTAAGCGTTCTCCAACTGTGGTATCGCGGGTTGTTTGTATAAGTAGATTGTATTCCACTAACCACAAATACATACGCGACACACAGAAAATGAAGACAATATACACAACAGAAACAATAGATCGTGGTAGAAAAGCTCCCAACAAAAGAGTAAAAGAAATAGCTAGCGTTAGGCCCAAATACTGAACATAACGTGGAAAATATCCATACCAGTACGCAAACAACAGGCGGATATATCTATTCTCAAAGAAGCGAGCGGGCGTCCAATTAGCAATAAATGACAATGTCGGACTGGAAAAATCTTCCAAACGATCAAAAACACTATCCCAGGAGTAGTCCGCAGTAAATGAACTAATGTAGTCTCTCACTACACTTCGGACATATTCTCCTGCCTGTTTAGTATACTTCTTGGGCTTCTTCAGATCTTCTTCAAATTGCATCTCTGCCAATTGGGCTGCGGATGGGGCGTCCCACGTGGTATTCTTATTTCTCCCGAAATGAATGGTGGGTCGCTTAGCTGAGACGTAGGGGGATTCAATATACTTAACTTCATGTTCAGTATCCTCACACATACAAATAGACTTGTGTGAGTGACATCCTTCACAAAAAGCTAGCTACTTAGACAGATTGATATTCCCCTTATCGATTCTCTTCTGCTCTTCAAAGTGGCGCCTTGAATCAGCGTTAACAAATTTCATCACAGTATAAATGTCAACACCATTCATTTCAATGCCATTCCAAACAAGCGTCTTCCATCCGATATCATCTGGTTTTCCCTTAGTGGAACTTGGTATGGGATATGCCTTCTCAACATGAAAATTCCATAGGTCTGGCACATCCGGAATATCATCTTTCCCGTAGAATTCTTCAACCAATCTAGTGCACAACATATTATTCTCAGCAAATTGTGGTTTAACAGTAGCTGTCAAAATAATGTTGGCTCGTCGAGCGATGGAAACAGGTTCATTGGAATACGTGTGCGCACAAAAGTCTTTTACATTTGTCGTGCAAACCACGACTTCCGGCTGAATAGATACTTTTCCCTTCAACTCTGCTTCTGCCATATTGGCATACATCTTCACATTGTTGACTAATTCAAGAATTCTAACAGTTGGAGCAGTTTCCACGAAGTCGGCTTTTGTATTACCAACATCGTCCAAGAAAACTCCATTGATAGATGATTTGTAATTGGACATATACTTATCATGTTCGTTGAGAACGATCATGGATTCATCATCAGCTCGGAAGCCGTTATACACTAAACTTCCAACCATCAATATAGGTCCAATGGTAGATTTGCCAACACTTGATTTTCCATAAATACCGATACAATAAGGTTTCTCCCGAATACCTCCAGATTGTCGATACTGTTGAAATGTGCTGTGCAAATCCTGTAATTTCGTGAGTCGATCTTGCAATTGCTTCTTAATGAGACTACTCTTCACTGTACGATACAGGCGCTTACCTAAATCTATGGTGTCGGCGTAGAGCTTATCTAAATCATTCTCATCAATGGATAACATTGCAAGATTTCCGGGTCTGGCATAATCCGCGTATTTTCGACATTTAAGATAATCTTCATCGAATTTACGCATCTCATGCTCTCCATATAGCAAAGGTTTAATTGATCCAGTGCGAAAACTTTCGTAACCACCTTCAACAAAATACGTCACAGTTGCGAGACTCGCATCAGCCAAGTCAAACGCACTCACGTGTTTAGGTACAGATAGTTCCGAAAATAGTTGTAGGCCAGCGACATTAGTGTTGATAGAAGTTGCACTAATGAGACCGGCTCCAATAAGCAAAGAAATCAATTTTGAGATTTTCTCAAAACCTTCATTGTTGACAGCTAGTTTCCAATTGCTATTCAAAAGACGGAGGGTTTGTAACCATCCAGCCTCTTCTTCACCTTCATCCTCCGGTTCAATCGCTTTCTCTTCGCCTTTCTCACCTCCCTGAATCCTATACAATTCAATATGATCAATAGAAAATATGTCTTGGATACATTCGGTTACAATCGTACTAAGCGAAGTGTCAAAATGCGACTTCACAAAAGAAAGTATTGCTGCCAATACACCACGCCACGTTTTGCTATCCTGGACTGAAATTAACAACAAGAGTAAAGCCTCCACTTCTTTCTTGATGAATTCTTCATTGCCTAAAACAGCATTTGTGACCTCGCGCTTGACAAAATTGGTTGCTAAGCTGGTCAAACCTTGTGGTCGATACTTTTGTCGACCTCTTCCTTTCTTTCCTTTGCGCGATAGTTTCAA